ATCGTCAAAAGAAAAGAACCAATGTACCCATCCGGGTTTTGGTTCTTCTTTCAGCTCGTCTTTGATTTCCTGCGGTGTGCCGTCTTCCCATTCAGGAAGAGGTCTGCTGCAATTGATATATTCCTTGTACACGTCAAGGCTTGGATCATCAGGGTTAAGGGTTGCTATAAGATAATCACAGCGCATAGATGCTTCACGAACAAAATCAATATTCGCTGTATTGACCTCATCGATGTACAGACATCCATACTGACCGCCAAGTGCATCCTTCCACTTGCTCTTGTTTCCATAGCCAATCACGAAGATAATCTTGTCTCCGGAAGACGTATGAAACAGGATATGCGGCATCTTGTATTCTCCGGATCCATTGCCTTTGTATTCTGCCAATATTCCGAAATCATCCAAAATGCCAAGGTCTTTGTTGATGATATTCTTTTCTGCAGTTCCGGTGTCATCTGCTGCCAGGATATGCAGTTTCTTTGGTGATTCCGCAACCTTGCACATAAACTTAAACAGACCGACGGTTGTCTTGCCCGCTGCAGTCGTGCCTTCAAGGAACTCGACCGGTGCATCGCATCTTAGAAATGCTTTATATTTTTCCGAAAGTACCAGACGTTCAGTGCTCACTATCCACCACCACGCATCTGTTCCAGAATGTCATCAAGTTTCTTCTTTTCATCTTCCAATCCGGAAACCTCCAGTCTGTCCCTAAACATTCCAAGATGACGGCCAAGAAGCTCCAGTGCTTTTTCTTTATCATTCAATTTCAGTTCAATACCAAACTTGCCTTCTTTTATTCCGGCAATGGCTTTAATCTGCTGTTCTGTCAGTCCTGCCGTGTCTTTTATGATCACGCATCCGTCTTTTACCTCTGCAAAATCAGTCGCCCTGGCAAAAGCAATGGCTGCCAGCTCTTCTAGAACCCTGTCCTGTGTTATTTCTGTGCGTTTCTGGCGGTCCTGCATCCTTTTCTGGATATAATCTGCAACCTTGACATTTCTCAACATCCTGCTGCCGGCCTGAGCCGCTGTTTCATCCTTCTTTACAGACGGATATGCTACCTTGTAAGCCCTTGTGGCATTAAGATCTATCAGGTATTCATCTGCAAATATCTTCTGTTTTTTTGTCACTCAGACTCACCTTCTTTCTTTTATTCAGAAATACAGTCCTGCCAGCACCATACACGACAGCCGATTGCTACCGTGACGAAAGGAGGTGCTAACACTTACATACAGTGATTCCCATGCCTAAAGTATGTAAGTGCTGGTGCTGTGCACGCTGTATGAAAATTGGCAATATAAAAGGTGTCCGAGTTGGACACCTGAATATTTTAAAGGCGGAGCCTGCTGCCGGCTCCGCCTCTTTTGGAGTTATATGCGTAAGTCGCGTTTAAGTCACGCGATCGGAACAGATGGAATCGGACCACCGACACGCTGGATATAAGCCAGTTGCTCTACCACTGAGCTATGTTCCGGTATGTCCTGATCTGAGCACCACCAGAGATCAGGACTGTGGTTCATCAATATCTTTGGGAAAGATACATATGAGAAAAGAAAACTGAACGTCTTGGATATTTCCAATTCGTTCATGATATACTATAGCATCTTTCATCGGGACATGTGGGACATTTGGGACAAACTTTAATTTTTTTCAAAAAATCTTTGAAATTCTTTCTTGATACTCTCTGCTGTTCCTCTTCGCCCCATCCGATCTGCTACCTGCTGCCAAGTCATTTCCTCGAAAATCTTGTACTTAATAATCCGCTGCATCCGGAATGGAATTGATATCAACCAGACTTCAACCTGCAGTTTCAGCTGCTCCGCCTTCTCTTTCTTCTGTCTCAGGATCTCTTTCTTCTGTCTGATTCTGACATCATCGGAGTAAGAATATGTCGTTCCCTGTACTTTAAAGTGCTGTGGGTTGTAAGGGAATTCCGGATTACTTCCAGATACAGTCTCATTTGCCGTGATACTTTTTTTCGATTCGAGTTTACGGATTTCTGCTTCTGCTTCCTTGATCACCTCGCATGCATCTATGTATTCTTCCAGAATTCTCTTATCCATGATGTCAGCCTCCTCGTTTCCATTCCTTCTTCGTTTTCTTATCTCTGATACCTGTGATTTCTAAGCCCAAGAGTCCGGCAGTGTTATTCAAAACTGTATAAGCGTTGTAAATATGTGTTGGCATATGTCCTGCTGCCTTGATTGCCTTTCCTGATGTTGGATCTGGATAACCCTCACTGTTTTTGTATGCCATGCTCTCACCTCACGGTCCTATTTTGCATTCTTCGAAATACTTACACGTCAGACAGCAGCATCTGCAGTGCTTCTTTCTGGATTTGAATATCCAGTGTTTCAGTCTTTCTATCATTCTCTCATCTCCTTCAACTTCTTTTCAGCTTCCTTGCGATCAGTAAACCAAGTTATTCCAAAAGCAATACTTGTCCCGCTGTATGTTAATCTCTCCATCTACTTTACCTCTCCAAACCAGTCCTGAAATCCTTTCATACAATCAGGACATAAATCCAGAGCATTATGTGTGAAATATCTTCTCTGACTATCCAGATTTAATACCATGATCCCATTAGGATTTTTTCTATCGTTTTTAGAATTGTACTGCTCATACAGTTTTCCACATCTATCACATTTCTTTGCACATGCCATTAATCCATTCCTCCTGTAATCTCATCAATACAATCGTTCCAGCCGATCTTATAGCTCGGTAGTTTGCCTCCCGCTTTGAAATACTCGCCGTTATAAAGCCCAGTTACTTTCATTTTCTCCGGCAGTGGCTTCAATGGACACCAATCAGGGATTGATTCTGCTTCTCCGTCTAACGCTGACTTTCCTGCAATCGGGCAAGAAACACAGGTTTCTATAATGTTGCTATAATTCTGTCCGATTTCGCAATCTATACATCGTTCTGGCGTATCTATCACTAATACTGATTTACTCATCTGACTTCTCCTGCAATAATTCTGGATTGTCGAAAATATTGCTAACTACTTCCATTTCGCATCTGTCGATATAATATTCTGTCAATGGCATTGGCCAACAGAATGGTTCACATCTGCTGATTGCATCTGTCGGAACAACCTCATAATGCCATCCGCCAACTTTGTCTACTATGGAGCCGGTTTCAATATTTCTTACACCAAATTCTCCAAATAGCACTTTTGCAAGATCTTTTGGGTTTCCATGGCACATCAAAATGTCATTCTCCCAAATTTTCTTCCCATTCTTGTCGCAAAGTCCTGTAAACTGGCAGAGGATTTCTGGATCAATAGGTGGTGCGTATAAAACACCTGATTCAACTGGTTGCATTCGATATTCAAATAAGTTTGACCGTGAATGGTCTATTACCAAACACCCCTCAATCCATTCACCGTTATCAATCCGCTTTGCCTTAAAAAGAATTTCTCTCATTCAATTCCACCACCTTTCACAATTTCATTCCTTTTCTTTCACGTATTTTTCTTCCTTTCACATATTTAGAGCATCCATCTTCTGGCTGGCCCTTGTTTCGGGAATGACCGGTGATGGATAGGTAATTGCATCTATCCATGTCTGTCTTCTTTCCTGTGCCATATATACAGGTACTGCACAGTTTGGTATCAAATTTCTTTGGTGATGCTTTTCTGTACTTTCCAAGCTTGTTCTTACTGATCCAGCTCCCAACAGTGCCGTTGCAAACGCCGAAGTATCTCGCTATCTGCTCCGTAGTCCATCCGTTCTGAAGCTGTTTGATCAGAGCTTTTTCGTCATAGTTACTTGGTCTGGTCTTTTGAACCTGAAGACCATATTTTTTGAGTTTGTTAAATATGGTCGACTGGGTAGTACCAAGAGTTATCGCTATGCGGTTCTGCGAATAACCTTTTCGTATGTATTCTTCCAGAACTTCTTTTGTGATATCTGGTCTAAGATCTGTTCTCCCCATATCAGTGTCCTCTCAGGAAATTACGCATCATGGATTCTCTCCAGTCGGGTTTATGATCAGTACACTGATCATCGTCCTCTACCAGGATTCCTTTTCTGTCGCAGAATCCATCCTCATTATCAACGCAGGTTTTACATGTTTTATCTTCCGTCATCTCTTAGTTCCTTTCTTAAGTGCGCACATCGTGCACATTGGAATTACTCCTGATTTTGCAATGCTTTTAAGCAATGGTGACTCCCAGCATTCTGTGCCACATTCAGGACATGTTGTTAGTCTCCATCCATCGTGCCCCTCCGGCACGTTTTTCTTTAATGGCATACAGGCATATCCGCCCTTGTCATTCTTCTTTCTTGGCCATATTTTTATATTCATGTTTTTACTCCTCATAAATAGCTCTTTCCGAATATTTCTATGAACTGCTGCCGGCTGTGCGTCCTCTCGTACTCCTGCTGCCCGATCCGGTGCAACAGCCTCGTTGTTTCCGGGCAGTTGTGCACTGCCAATGGTCCCATCGTGTGGTGATCCAGGCAGAGCCATACTTTCATCCCAGTTTCTTCGGAATGTTTCCGGTTGGGACCTCCAAATATATGATGCTCATCTAAAAACAGATGTTTCTTGTAATTCCCGTCCAGGAGCATGCAGAGATAGCATGTCCCATTTTTCTCATGCAGAAGACTTTTGGGATGTTTCATTCTCTTCTTCTTTTTCTTTTGTGTCTTTGGAAACATCAATCCTGATTGTTCCATGTTCCGCCCCTTTCCGGAGGAGGCTATACAGGCACCTCCTCCTGTGTGAGATATATGTGATTTTAGATAGCACCCGTTACTTTAATTGCCAAAATGCAATATCCATCTTCCAGACCGGTATAATCATCAAGGATATATGTGATCTCAGTCTGGATTGTCCGACCGGTATGTCTGCCTTCTTTGAACTCCATCAGTTCCATGTAATCTCCTGAATGGAAGTTATCGTTTTTACAGAACCAGAATGTCATTCTTCCGGAAACGATTTCATCATAATATGTTGATGCCATTCGGAGCTGTTTAATCTTCTTTGGTTCATCGGATGGCAGATGTTCCATCTTCTTCTGGTCTTCCTGCTCCTGGAGCTTCTTCTTTGTTTCCCTGTCGATTTTCGACTGCTGCTCGTTGTATTTCTGCTCTTCTGTTTTTTGCGCCGGCGCAATTTCCGGTGCTGGCATATATTCCGGGTGATTCTGGATTCTGTCCTGTCCCGGTATCTGGTCTTCCTGCTCCTGGAGCTGTTCTGTCTGTTCGATTTTGTTGGACTCAACAGCTTCACCGAAGCAAGTCTCCCAAGCACGGTCTCCTGCTGCCCCTTCGAAGATCTGTCTTGTCCGGTCGGCGAATTCCTGGTATGTCATCTTTACCGGATCATCACCAAACACTTTTACAAGGATTTCTGTATCCAGATTATAAAACATCAGGAAGACAGTTCCTTTCCGGTAACTCCTGCTGCCGGATGGGGAAAGCAATTCTGCAAGATCTTTCATTTCCATGTCGGATCCAAAGAATGTATTCATAGTTTCCCGGTTATCATGCCAAAATTCGTATATGGTCGCCTGTATCTTTTCTTCTGTTGTCTGTGCATTCTTCCAGTCCAAAAGATTGTCCGGGCTGGACTCATTTTCCTTATTGAACCGGTTCAGCTCTCGGATGTCTTCTTTGTGTGCTTCCGGCCGGATCATCTCGTGATCTTCTTCCGGGATCTGAAGCATTTCTTCCAGCTGGGAACGGTTGTAATCCTTGTACTCATCCCTCAGTTCCGGTGTATCTCCGGGTACGGAATATTTCTCATAAACTCTAATAAAACGGCTCGTACCGGTCGCGCTCATGCCATATTCCGCTTTGGCAAATTCTGCGATGCTATTGTAACCATCATTTTTGTATGCTCCGGATTTATCGATACGGCTCAACTGCCATCCGATCCGGACGAAGCTCTTTACGATCGTCCCAAGGTTGTTTTTGATATCATTTTTACACTGGATGTAATCATCCAGACTCAACTGCATGTATTCCATTGTGTTCTCCCTTCCTTTTATGCTGTCTGTTTCTGCATTTTCTTTTTATCCCTTAACTGCTCTGTATAGTTACCCAGCCATTTCTGCATGTTTTTCTTATCCGGTTTACAGTCCTTGTTTCCGTACCATTGCAGGATGCGATTTCTTCTTGATTCAATCTCCACTGTGATATATGGCTCTTCCGGAGCAATCTTAAAGCGTAACATCAGGATATAGCTCTCGCCCTCATTGTGTTTCCGCAGGTAATTATCACCGCCGACACAATGGTGAAGAGTCCTGCCTTCCATCACGATCTCCGATGCCGACCGTGCCGGACGGATGATATAACTGTCGTCCTCGAAAAGATATTCGTTCCTGAGCTTCCTATATTCTGACCGGATGTTCGGAAATCTCCGTTCTGCTTCTTTAAGCCGCTTATCCGCTTTATCCTTGTTTGCTTCTGCTACCATCCTGTCATGTGCATCCTTTAAGTCTCTCGGGAACTGGTATACTGTATTGTTCAGGTCGTAACCAAGACTCAGCCGCATTTCAAGATAATCCATGTAAGTGCGCGCAGTCTGTTTCAATTGTTCGCTTGACATGCCGCACAATGTCCCATACTGGCATCCTGCATACTTTGCAATATGGTTTAATAGCTTCTGCAGGTTTATATATCTGGTTGCCATCTCGATCTGTCCGCCTGTCAGTTCCAGTTCGGCCAGCTTTTCAATCTGCTCCTCCGTCCATATCCTCTGCAGTCTTTTCTCTGCTTTCATGATCTGCAGCATATGGATATTTCCTTTCGCACGTATCAGCTGTTTTACACGTTCTTTTCGTATTCCCAGAAACTCATCTGGCCTTGTTGCGTCCTGGTCAGTTACAATCCCATATCTGCAGTTGACCAGTTCTGTGACCACATCGGTTAATCCCATCTTAGTCAGCATTTCAATCTGCGGTGTCTCCATGTATCTTTGCAGGTACATCCTTGGATCTGTCTTTCTGACTGCTGCCGCGTATTCTTTCAGTGCACAGTATTGATATGCTGTTCCCTGCAGTTCCTGGTATGTCTCTGACAAGATCGGTGCAGGATGTATCGTGATATTGGCATTTCCATACAGATTACAATCATCCCAGTAATCTTCTCCGGAATACCAGCTATGCTTATGGAAATCTGTCTGTGTATTTTCTCCCGGTGCCAGATATGTCCTTGCAATCTCCACACCTGACAGTTCTTCGTAGGCTCCATGCATCTCATCGCCATTCTCTCCTACTACGATCTCCAGAATCCATTTTTTGGAGATTTCCAGGTACCGCATGACTATGCCTTTTTCTTTGTATTTCTGTCCAAGAAAAAGATGGATTATCCTTTCATGGCTGCCTTTTACTTTCCCCTGACACTTATAGATTCCGGAAGCTCCACACAATTTGCATCTTCCTATGTTTCCTTCTCTCGGTTCTTCCACCCGTCCCATAAATTGGCTTTCGTAGGATTCTCCGGGTTTCCATCTCGCATCGGTTACCCCGCCGCATTTACTACATGCGATCTGTACCATGCTTCCCCGTTTCTTGTAGTACAGGTAATGCTTGTTCCTGAAATATACATCATCTGCTGTTTTAAGGATTTTTTTCTCCGGCAGGGGCTTTGTATTCCTGATCCTTTCTTTCAATGCCTGCTGCCGACGTTCATATTTTCTTTCTTCTGTCTTTCTTCTGGCGGTAATGGTAATGTCATCCTGTTTTTTCATGATATAGTCCCACCACCTATCTTCGTCCCATGCCCTGGTTTTACAGAAGTTTTTTATCCGGCGCATATCATCTTCACTTTGGAGGACGTTCTTCTTTTTCTGGTTCTCCCATGTATCTCGGCTTTCCTCAGGCAGTGTCCAGATCAGTCTTCCACAGCCACCGTCCGTCTTAATCTTCTGTTTTGACCAGCTTTCATCTTTTGGAAAATATGTACCAAAATCCTTTTTCGTGACCACGATCCGGACCAGCGGGGTTTCCATTGATGTCTTTTTGTTCTGGTATACTTCCAGAAACAGGTGCTTCTCATGCCCGATCACCTTAACTGCCGTCACCCCGACATATTTCACATCTTTTTTACAGATCACGGAGGACAGTTTCAGATACGGAATCTTCTCTATTGCTTTCTTCTTCATCTGCTGCCTCCCAGGTAATACTCCCTGATCATTTTCTTTGCTTCTGCCATTCCTGGAATACCGAAATCTACCCTGCTGGCACTGATCTTTGCCGCTTTAACGATTTCTTTCGCCACAGCAGTTCTGTTATTAAAAGAATATTTCAGCAGGACCGCCATGCATTCCTGTAGGGATTTTCCATGCTTCCGGACCTGATGAGCGATCATCACCTCTTCCATGCACAGGCCTTTTATATACTCCACCCAGTCAAGCATGAGTCCATTCAGTTTTAGCCCTGCTGCCTCAACGTCCAGTTTTCCTAAAGCAGCTGTAGTGGAATCGCATAATTCCGGAATCGCACCTTCCAGGTACATCTCCACAAAATCATCCGGGATCCCGTTTTCTTTCGCCATTACACGCAGGCTGTCCGTATCTCCTTCATTGAACAGATTCTCTGCAAGTTCATTTATCTCTTTATAGCTGTCCATTTCTCCAAATTTATCAAACATACATATCTCCCTCTTATCTACAATTTTCAATCGGTGACAATTTGTCACCGATTCAATCCCTGTTTTCCCACATTTCTTTCAAGTAGACCGTGCTTTTGCACTTTTTTATCCACATTTTTCAACTGGTTACAATTTGTAGCCGTTTCATTTCCTGTTTTTCCCTATTTCTTTCAAGTAGAGCCTGTTTTTGAATACGGCAGCATAGACTCAACTTTGAACCGGACTGCATGCGGTTGTAAAAGTCTCTCCAGTTGCTGCCACAAATCTGCATTCTTAAGTTCCTGACCATTTCCTCTTTTCCATCCCTCCGATTTCCAGAGAGTCATCTTTCCATGTCCATTCGCCAGATAATGGCTGTCTGTATGGATTGTGATCATCGCCGGCCGGATCATCCTCTGCAGTGCCGCAACCGCGCATTCCATCACAAGCTGATGTCCTGTCACATCCTGTACGTCAGTCTTCTTCTCCAGTGTTTTCCCCTGGCACACCAGGATATACCGGTACCAGGCTTTCCTCATCTTTGGAGCATGCGAGGATGTGATCAGAAATATATGTACCTCCTGCATCTTTAAATCCTCCTTTTCAACTGCACTTTTCTTTTTGGCTCCGGAAATCTCACCATTGTATACCTGCGATATTTGAAACCAGTCACAGGATTGATGCCTTCATGAATGGATATGATGTAATATCCTTTTCTTGGCTTCACTTCATTCTTCCATCTCACCAGCTTATCTACATGAGGCTTTTTCAACGGCATGTTGCGACTGGTGTTGTAACTGGTTTCCTTCAATCGCGGCTTCGCCGGAGTGCCGTCCTTCTTTATTTCCTTTGTATGCTCATCTTTTGTCATGTAAGCAGCAAGCTTTGAAAAATCCTCATCGTATACTTTAGGTTCATTCCTGATCTCAACTGCATAGATCCCGCCTTTTTTCCATGCCTTCTGCATGATACTGGCAGTATCTCCGATCTCATTCACTACAAAGTGGATATGCCATGCTCCTTTTGTGCCTCTTTCAATATTCCGGATCCAGAACAATTCCCTGTTCCGTTTCTTATACTCTATCCGAACGATCCGTATTGTCTTCTGAAAATCTTTCAATGCTGCTTTCATATCAGGTGGCCTGTTCGCCTGACTATATGTCCATGTGCCAAAGCAATCGCCAGCATTGAAATATTCCAACAGCTTATGCCTGCATCTCTTCACTTTGTTATTTATATTCACCAGACGCATCTGCTCTTCTGTAGGCTTTTTCTTTTTTATCCGTTTCTGTCCGGGAGCTCCATAATTACCATCATGATTCTCTTCTATCTCAATGATCTTTCCATTCCGGAATCTGTACTCTTTTCTTCTGGTAGCCATAGTCTTATGTCCTAACTTTAATATCTTTATCAAGTACTATACGGGGCTGTTCCCCCCGTGAAAAAGTCAAATAAAAACAGGATCTCTCCTGCAAGCTATTGACGTTATGTCCTCCGGATGGTAATATGTATATAGTGATTTTTGTCCGGAGGACATGATTATTTGGTCTGTACATTGCAGTGTACAGATCATTTTTTTATGCCTTTATGCATTGATATAAGTTCTCTCAGTTCTTCTGGCGTCCCAAGATCTTCATAAGCTCCAAGAAGATTAGCAACTTCGCCAAATACAGTAAGTTCTTCCTGCTGCCATTCCAGCCGTAATGTTTTCTGTGTGCTCATCGGGATCCTGTACGAACCATTTGGATTCTTTCTTGTTAGTCTCATTCTTTTTTCCTTTAATCAACAATTTCTCCATGCATGCCACCGTTTGGCTATGTACACTGCTACGATCAGTGCCAGTGCTCCGGCAAGCTGTTCGCCTGCATTGTTCCAGATCCAAAATGGAAGATAGCTTGCACATCCTCCGATCAAGATGGAATCTATTAAATCTTTCATGCTTGTCCCCCCTGCCGCCCTTATCCGGCAGCTCTCTTCTCATAGTTCATTGCCTGTAATGCGTTTTCCACACGTTCTCGGATAATCTCAGATGCTTTTGCACCTGAAACTTCCTCTTTTACACCATTAACCTGTATTCTGGTGATAAACTCTATCTTTCCCACATTCACACCTCCCTGTGATATGGTATGAAATTCTTTTGATTATGGTTACTTATCGAGTTTTCTCGATATCAGTCGAATCATCTTGTGCATATTGTATTTTATGCTTTCAGCTCCTATACTTTATTCACAGGGCACTGGCATGCCCGAGTCTAAAGAAAGGCGGTATGATCCATGGGTGTTAATGAATCTGCAAAATATCAGCTTGCAAAAACATTTACAGAACTCGCTATTCAGAACGATTTAATTGATAAGCGTGCGACTGCAACTGCAACAGCTGAAGAAGTTACAAATTTCTTTAATACGATTGTAAAAACAATCAACAAACCCACAGAAGAATAATTAATTAACTTCAAGCCCAGCCCTGGCGGATATCAGTTTCGCCAGGGCTTCTACCATGTGCGAAATGTTTTTATCCTCATCAAAAGAATCTTCTTTAATTTTTTCCTGGATTCTATTACATACAGCCACGATAGTCTCATCGACCTTGTCTTTCACCCTCACTCTCTCACCCCCCCATTACGCTGATTCCTTGTTGTCTGAATCGGTTGCAAACAGCATTGACTTTTCATATTCGTTCTCCTATCCTTGTTTTACAGGGCACTGCCATGCCTGAATATTTACCAAGGAGGTTTCTATGAAAAACGATCAAAAAAATAACCCTTTCTTAAATCCAGAACTACAAAACTTGCAAAATTCTTTAAATCAAATTAAGCGTGCTTATTCTGGATATTCCCAAATTATTCTTCCACCTGACTCATTGTCTTCTCGTATACATCAGCTGCAGGAAGAAATAGTAAAACCCTATAGACAAATTTTTCAGTTATACACGCCCACCATGGTTGCGTCGTTGACCGAATCATTCTCCAAAATGTCTGAAATTATGACTGCTACTATTCGGGAAAATATAACTACTGGTGTATATAACAATTTAAATGAGTCTTTAAAGCAATCACTGTCTCTTCTGGAACTTCAAAAACAATTTTTGAATCTACCTCCTGAATTACATTTCCATTCAGATTTATCCAATTACTCGGAAGATCTCGGTGGATTACCAGAAGACGATTTTGTAATTGTTGACGACACTACTGTTAAAACTTATGAGCTACCTGATTCTGTGTATATTCCTATTGGAAACAACAGAATAAAAATGCCAACTTCCTTTTTACTGGCTCTTATTGACCTGATTATCAGCACAATTCTTACAATTTCCATTGCAATTGCTCAGTCCAATTCATCACGAACAGAACAAATTAATCAAATGCAAATTGAAGAATCTCAGCTTGAACTGCAACGTGCTCAAAATGAAATGTTACAACAGCTACTTCACAATATAGATACGTCATCTTCCAGTGAAGCCGAAACTATCAAAGAGTTGAAAAAAACTGTCGAAGAGCTGAATAAACAGTGTTCACCGACTCAAGACACATGCTCACCTGTTGAAGCAGATAATGATAATTCTGAATCGACCGAAGACACTGACATCCAAGAATAATGGTAACCATAATCATTGATATCTGCGTAAGCATTAAGCTAATTTTTAGACTTTTTATCTGCTTACGCAGATTTTCAATCTCTTCTTTTTGATCATCCATCTCAACTCGCCTCCTTCCGGTCTGACTTGGTTTGTTGCATTTTTGGGACACTTGGGTTAAAAAAAATATCAACCGGATCTTTTAATGAAAGCATTTCTGTAATTTTTACAACTTCTCCAAGTGTAAACTGACTCCGACCATTTAATTTTGCATTAAGTGCTTGCACTGTAATCCCAAGATTTTGTGCCATACTCTTTTGTGACAAGTGTCCCTCTGTCATTTTCCCTTTTAATTTATCAAATGACATTGTCTCACCCCTTTCGTTGCATATTTGGGATATTTGTATATTACACCTCTTATATTTCCATGTCAACCCATTTATGCAACATTTTTTTGCTTTTTTTAAATTATGTGTTGCAAATATGAAAAAATAGTTTATAATGACATTATATGGAGGTGCTGATATGAGCGAAAAAGAAATAAGTAATAAAATGCAAGAAATCATGAATCGAATGAAATCAAGACGCGAAGAGCTAGATATGTCGTATCAGACGCTTTCTGATAAAGTAGGAATTAGTAAATCTACTCTACAAAGGTATGAAACAGGTTCTATAAAAAATATGCCTATTGATAAACTAGAAGACATTGCAAAAGCTCTTAATGTATCACCATCTTATTTAATGGGATGGGACGAACCATCAGAACCAACTACTATCGCTGCTCATTTTGATGGAAGTGAATATACAGAAGATGAACTGGATGAAATCCGTCAGTTCGCAGAATTCGTGAAAAACAAAAGAAAGTAGTGGTTGTACAGAAATATGTGCATCTAGAATGATATACTCGAGCGGGAGGTTTTTACATGAATTACGAAGAATTAGAGATTCAAGCCTGCAAGGACGGTATAGAGGTTGTCGAATACCCTTTTAAGAGCAACAATATCAAAGGATTGTATTGCAATGGTACTGTTGCGTTAAATGAAGATATGACTCAGATAGAAAAATCCTGTGTACTTGCAGAAGAAATCGGCCATCACTGTACCAGCTCTGGTGACATATTGAATCAGACTAATATCATGAATCGCAAGCAGGAATATCGTGCACGGATGTATGGTTACAACCTTAAAATTGGATTAACTGGTCTGATCAGAGCTTATGAAGCAGGTTGTAGAAACCTTTTTGAGATGGCTGAATACTTAGATGCTACAGAAGAATATCTGAAAGAGGCTCTCTTATGTTATAAATCAAAATATGGTATATACACTGCTGTTGACAATTATATAATTTACTTTGAACCATTTGCAGTGATGAAGATAATTACTGTAAATTCACTTTAGGAAGGAAAACGTATGGGTTTTTTAGATTTATTCCGAATCGGTAAAATCAAAAGTGAAAATGAAGCTTTAAAGCAAAAACTTCAACTTTTACATGCCGATGAATATTTTCAAATCAGAGAACAACTTGATGCAATGACAGCAGAAATTTCCAGCAACAATTCTGTGCTTTCTCAGCAACGTAATGAAATATCTGAATTGTCAAATCAACGTCAAAAATTGGATAAGCAAGTAAATACTCAAAAGAACAAGTTGTCTCGATGCAAAGAATTATATCAAAGCGTAGAATATGCTTTAAATAATTTTTTAGTATCAGACGTGCAATATAATAATTGCAAGCTAAATCCTCACAACAAAAGTGATTTTGATTTCCTTTCTCCTTCTGTGATTCTCCAATTGCATTCTATGGATGTGAAGGAACTCCGGAAAGCATATAAAGAAAATGAAAAACAAATAGATAAGTTGCTTAGTTTGTACGAATCACGTTATACAACTAAAGCTAATAAATCCATTTATTCTTTAATGGTAATTGCATTACGAGCTGAATTGCAAAATATTCTTTACAATTTAAAATATGAAAAGCTTGATAAATCAATCGAAGATCTTAAATTAGTTACGGCCAAATACTTAAAAATTGCCGGAGAAGGGAATCAAAGCATAGCTGGAACTCTAACGAAATTCATTGGTGAAATTGAATATCTGTTTATTAACGCCATCAAAATCGAATACAATTATTACATCAAAAAAGAGCAAGCACGTCAGGAACAAATGGCCTTACGAGAGCAAATGCGTCAAGAGGCAGAAGAACGCAAAGCCCTTGAACTGGAGCGAAAACGTGTTGAAAAAGAAGAACTCAAATTTGTTTCAGAAATCGAAAAAGCTAAAGCTTCTCTGGAACAAGCTTCTTCAGATGAAGAAGCACAGAATTTAAAATTAAAGATTCTTGAACTTCAACAGCAACTGTCAGGGGTTACTACAAAGAAGGAAGAAATCGTTAACCTGCAAAACGGAAAAGCCGGTAATGTGTATATCATTAGTAATCTAGGCTCTTTTGGTCAGGACGTCTTCAAAATAGGTATGACTCGCCGTTTAGATCCGCAGGACAGAGTTAATGAACTTGGTAGTGCAAGTGTCCCGTTCAAGTTTGATGTTCATAGCTTTATATTTTCAAATGATGCCGTTGGACTCGAAAAGAAATTGCACGATATATTGAATGATCGTCGTCTTAACAAGGTGAATCTCAGAAAAGAATTTTTTAAAGTGGGAATTGATGAATTGGAAAAATTGGTTAATTCAATTGATCCTACAGCTGAATTTAACAAAACCATGCTTGCAGAAGAATTCCGTCAATCATCTGAACTCGATGAACCACTCAGTTCTTCTTTGTATTCTGATGATGCAGATAATATTTTAGAATAAAATAAAAACCGCCTCAGTATTGGCGTACTGAAGCGGCTTAGGTCTCCGAAGAGATACTCGTTTTGCAAAGATATTGTATCATCTTCGGAGCAGACGCACAACCAGAACATTTGTGTGGCTGTTATTTTTGTACCCAATTTTACATATTTTATAAAACCGAGGTGATATCATGAGTGATCGTATTGGAGCTTTGTATATACGAGTCTCCACAGATGATCAGGCGGAGCTTTCTCCTGATGCTCAGAAGCGCCTGCTGCTGGACTATGCTAAAAAGAACGGTATTATTATCTCTAATGATTTTATCTTTTCCGAGAGTGTTTCCGGCCGGCATGTTCAAAAGCGTCCTGAGTTTCAACGTATGATCGGCATTGCCAAACAGCCGTCACATCCGATTGATGTGATACTGGTCTGGAAATACTCCAGATTTGCCCGTAATCAGGAGGAATCTATCGTATACAAGAGTATGCTCAAGAAAGACCATGTGGAGGTAATAAGCGTATCTGAGCCTCTTATAGATGGTCCTTTTGGTTCTCTGATCGAGCGTATTATTGAATGGATGGACGAATACTACTCTATCCGGCTCTCCGGAGAAGTTCTGAGGGGCATGAAAGAAAAAGCTCTCCGGAATGGATACCAATCCTCACCCTGTCTCGGCTATGAAGCTGTGGGACACGGAAAGCCTTTCCAAATCAATGAAGCCGAGTATGCTATGGTATCTTATATCATGGATCTGTACGATAATCAAAACATGGATGAAACTGCCATTGCAAGGAAATGTAATGATCTGGGATATAAGACCAAACGGGGTAATCCATTTGAGCGGCGAACCATTGATCGGATCCTGCAGAATCCTTTCTACTGTGGAATCGTGTCCTGGAATGGAGTAGAGTTCGAGGGCGCGCATGAAGTCCGGATTTCAAAAGAACGTTTTGACCGGAGGCAAAGATTGATTGCTTCCCGCAAACGTCCCATGAAAGCCCGGAATATATCTACGTGCAAGCACTGGTTATCCGGATTGCTGAAATGCTCTGTCTGTGGTGCTACCCTCTCCTACACCGGCAACGGCAAGTGTCCATACTTCCAATGCTGGAAATATGCAAAGGGATTTCACAAAACTTCTGTCGCGCTGTCTGTAAAAAAAGCAGAAGAAGCTGTGATCGAATATTTTGATCAGGTTCTTGCCGGTGCGGACTTTACATATGTACGCAAAGAACAGCCTGCTGCAGATGAGACTGCTGCCATTGAACAGCTCCAGAAGGAACTATCCAAACTCTCTGCCAGAGAAAGCAGGATCCGTGATGCATACGAAAGTGGAATTGATTCGTTGGAAGAATATAAAACCAACAAAGAACGGTTGATCAGTAATCGACTACAGCTTGAAACTGAATTGGAAAAGTTCCGAAAAGAGCAGGAAGAAAAAGAAGTAAACAAGGAAGATGTGCTTCATGAGATCAAATCTTTGAATGACATACTCAAAAATCCAGATGTGAGTTATGAAGAAAAAGGAACTCTGATACGTACAATTGTTGACCAGATTGTATATGACAAAGAATCCGGTAAAATGTACTTTGACATTATCGTATCATGA